TTCGCTCAAGTCCAAATATTCCATATATGTGTCGATTGACATTTTCGGCATTGTGTACTCTTTGTTGTTGATAATGATTTTTCGTTTCATGAAATTATCCTCCTGTTATACTTTCACTCTTACGCTGCTGCTGCGTTCTTCTCCTGCACCTTGCTGAACCAGTTCGCAATCGCTGCCTTTGCATCTGTGTTCTCGTCCACAAGATTGGATTCGTCGACAGAGATTTCATACTGGTTGTCAAGACTGCGTTCATAGAATGAACCCTTGATGCTCTTTGTTGTAGGCGACAATTTGCCCTCTCTTGTGTTTGCCTCCTCGCTGATGCCCTCTGCAAACTTTCCGGCATATAACCACTTGAACTCATACTTTCCGTTCAACTTACGTTCACGCCATCCGACAGCGACCTCCGGTGCTTTGTCGTCTGATGTTTTCACAAGGAATCCGTTCTCGTATAACTGACCGAACAAAAGATTTCTGTCCTGTGGTGCAAGTGCGTTGATTTCGAGTTCGAGTTCTGTTCCCTCATAGGAGTTGATAACTTCCTCTGTTCCGTCGTCAGAATAAATCTTTTCAGACGTCCACTTTTCATCAACCTTTGCCTTGATTGCTCTTGCTAACTTGACCGGAGTTTCTGTCACATATCCGGTCGCTGTGTTCTGTGTGATTTTTGCGATGTAGAAATCTCTACAACCGCAGGTTCTACTTCTCACGATTGTCTGTGCTGCCTCGCTCATTTTTTAGTCCTCCGTTTCATAAAATTTTGAAAACCTTTGTGCTTTCATATAGATTCCGTCCTGTGGTTGCGAATCGTCTCCGTTTCGCCCCTCAAACGAGAAATCATTTGCTTTCATGAGTGTCTTGATTTCCCTTGCCAGTTCCACCTCGTCACTCTCCGAAAAGATTGTGACCTGCACTGACAGCGTCACTCCCTCTGCATCATCGTCCGAAAAGTTCTCGTCACTCTCTCCCAAATCCCACAAGGTCACATGTGTGTCGTGAATGTTCTTGTTGTACCATCCTTGACGCACATCAATCCCTCTGTCGTCGATTGGTTTCAGTGTGTCCGATGCGTCCTTGATAATGTCCGGACTGCTGCTCATGCCATCACCTCATTTCAATGTGTTATCTAAATACGATTGATATTCTTCCTCTGCTATCTTTTGGAGTTCTGCGTCTGCCTCTCTGCCCGTGGCAAAAATAAACTCTTGAGGCGGTCTGTAAATCGTACCCCAGTTGATAAATTTCACATAAAAGTGTTCACTGTTGTCGGTTTTATCCCATCCGACATCTGCCGACGCCCCCGAATCCTTGACACTCACCTTTCCGACCGGAACGCTGTCCGCTGCGTGTGCTGTCACGGATGACTTTGAGCCGAATCCTCGTCCGCTCAACTTGATGTCCGCAGACTTCGGAATTTTTCTCGACATGATTTGTTTCACAACTGGTTGACCTCTTTCAACAATTTTCTTGTTGACCTCTTTTATATCCTCGTCACTTGCTGCTGCCTCAAACGCTTTCATAAGTTCCTGCAAACCTTGAAATTCCATCTCGATTTTCATTGCATCACCTCCGGTGTCAGATTATGACACTACTCTCCCGAACGGCATTTCAACAGGACTTTTTGATTGTCCGTGAACTTCGGTGACGCACTGTATATCTTGAACTCAACGCCTTTATAAACTGCATAGAACTCTTTCAGATTCAGTCTGATTTCTTCAACCTTTTGGCAGTTCCTAACCTCGAACACGATTGCGTTCTCTATTTTGGTCTGCAATGCCGTGTACTGCTCATTCGTTCCTAAACTCTGAACATCGCACCAACATGAATAAAACTCCGTTTTTGTCGCTTTATTTCTCCCGTTGACGACCTCTGTTTTCTTGCGAATGATTTTCACTCTCCCTGTCATTGTGCAGCACCTCCGTACACCTCTTTCAAGAGCATGGATGACACTGCGTTCGAGAGTGCCTTTGTGTCCTTTTGATATTTCTCACGGTTGTCGTACAACTCTTTTACGGATGTAAATGCAAGCAGTTTTTGACGGCTTGTCATGTTGTACTGGTCGAAATTCGGAATCAGTTCCGTCATTTCCTCCATCGTGGTGTCAAACATCAATTCGACGATTTCTGCGTCGTCGTCATAGTCGATGTGACAATACACTTTGCAGGTATCAATCAGTTTTTGTCTGTATTCCTGTTTTTCTGCATCCGTCATGTTCTCACCTGCTTTCATTTAGCAGGACGGTTTCACCGCCCTGCTGCCAGTTCTTAACCGTTCACAACTTCTGTGATTTCGCCCTTTACAACCGCACCCTTGTCAACAGGCTGCACATCGAAACGGTCACGCACCTTGATTCCGGTCATGTCCTTATCCCATAAACCTGCACCCTTGTCATTCATGTCGATTGTCAACACGTTTCTGTCAAAGAGTGTGATTGCCTCTTTTAAGTCACCGCAGAAAACAGGATGCTTGTAGCCTGTTACGGTTTCGCCGTCTCCGTCTAAAATCGCAACAGATTTCAAGGTTTTCTTTGATAATTTGATGATAGGATATTCACCAAATAACAACTTGCCCTTTGTTTTCTGTGTAGGGTCTTTCTGTAAAATATAGTTGCCGTCCTTGTCCTTTAACTTGTCAAGGTAGTTGAAACCGCTCTGATTGGTGATAACAACAGAGGTTGCAGCAATCGCAGGGTCTAACTCCTCATTGAAAATGTTCTTGAGGTCGTCGATGTCCTCAACAACAAGTTCCGCACCTGCTGTCATTTCGTTTAACACCTTGAGAATCATTGCGTTACGGGTTGCCTTTGTCTTTTTAGCAATCCACTTGTTGATGTACGCCATGATGTTTGCTGCTGTGTCCTCAAGGAGTTCCGCAGTCATCTTGAGGATGCCACCCTTTTTCTTGATTTTGTACTCGATAGGTTCAAAATGAGGTTCATCCATTTCCGGAAAATCTGCTGCCTCGTCCACATTGTCAAAAGGTGTGGATTCTGCATCAACCTCAATATTTCTTGTACCTGTCTTTGTGGTTACGCCCTCAACATTGACATACTGTTCGAGGTTGTCGTCAGAACGACGCAACTCGATGATTTCGGTTCTGATGTCCTCCGGAATAGTGACGCCGATTCCCATTTCTCCGTCGTCTCCTGCGGTTGTATCGGATGTCAGTGCGTTCTTGTAGACGGTCATGTCTGCCTCGTCCACTTCTCTGTGTAAGAATCCCGCCTTGATGATATTGACGAAAGACTTCACAATCGCCTTTTTGTCTGCCTTTGCAGCACCGCCGACCTGCTTTGCCTTTCCTGCGTTCACGGCGTCCTCGATGCCGTCACGTTCATCCTCGTCCAAATCAAAGAGCAAATCAAACTTGTCCTGCAATGCTTTCAGTTCTTCTTTTGCTGCTCTTGCCTTGTCGAGTTTTCCATCGTTCACGAGGCTCTTGACCTCGTTTTTCTTGTCGTTAATCTGCTTGAGTAATTTCTGCATTTCTTTGTTCATGACTTTTTGTCCTCCATTTTCTTTTTACTGCATACCGTAAAGGTATAAATCATCGAGAATCTCACGCTTTTCTGCCTCAATTCTCTGTTTCTCTGCCTCTGCTGCTGCCTCATTGCGTTTTGCAAGTTCTGCAATCACCGCATCGACAATGTTCTTTGTGTCAACGCCCTTGAGCGTCTCCGGAATATGGTTGTATTTTTCAAAGAAATCGGATGCACATGCTGCGACTGCTGCACGTTCCTCAATCTCAATGTCGAAATACTGTGCCAGTTTTTCGCCATTGAACCATGTTTCCGCTGCCATCATTGATTGAATCTTTTCTCTTGTGACACCCTCTTTTGTGTGTTCCATGTAAATGTCGAGAATCGAATCCTCGCAGAGATTCAACTGTTTTATAACATCCTTGAAATCGTCTGCGTTTCCGTAAGCAATGCACAACGGTTTGTGAATCATCGCTTGAGCACCTGTTGCAAAGTGCAATTCGTCACATGCGAACATGATGACGGATGCGATTGATGCAGCCATTCCGTCGACATAGCCGACTTTGTGTCCGGAGTAGCGTTTCAACTGATTGTGAATTGCCAGTCCTGCGAATACATCGCCACCGCCCGAATTGAAATAGATGTCAATATCCTCATAGCCATCCAACTGGTTGAGAAAATCTGCTATGTCCTGCGGGCATTTGTCCTCCTCGTACCACATGGATTCCCATGTTGCCGATACGATGTCGCCGTAAAAGTACAAGGAACATCTGCTCTGTTCCTCATTCGCAGTCAAATCCAAATATCCGACATTCTCAATCTTTCCGGTGCGTTTATTCTTCTTTGTGAAATCAAAACGTCTTTTCTTTGCCACTATCATTCACCTCCTCCCTGTTCATCCTCGTCCTCTGCCGTGTTGGTTTCGTCCGGTGTGGTTTCCTCCGGTTCGGTTGTTTCCTCGATTTCCTCGGTCTCAACCTCCTCCGGATTTTCTTCCGGTTGCTCCGGATTCTTGGTGTATGCTGCACCTGCCATTGTTAGAGGAACGATGTTACCGTTTGCATACAGTTCATCGCCTCCCTCTGCATCTTCCATG